TCCTTGTATAATAGGAAGGTAATTTTCGTGATCCGGCGGATCCAAATAGGGAATCCCAGTCAGAATCTGTTAATTGAGTACCTCCAGATAAAAGATTTGCTTGATTAACTGTATAAGTTGAAGCCGAAAAAACATTGTTTAAATTAGAATCACGAATTCTAACATTTATCTCTCTTATATCCTGGCTTACTTCTATGTCCGTTATGTAAAAAAGTATTTCATCAAAATCTTCAAGCGGGTTGTTAAATAAACCAGCATTTGAAAAGTTTGCGTTTCCTCCGAGCGTAGTAGAAAAGGTTCTATAAAAGACTTTTATATTTTCACGGTTGGTATTTGCTGCCAAAGAATCAAAGCCGAATGCAAACCCATGGGCCGTGACAGAACCACCTAGATTTCCAAGGAGGGATGAAAACAAAGTAACGTCTGTTCCTGAATTTATAACCTTTTTCTTAAAGATTTGAATTATTGTTGTTTTATCAGAAGAGAACGACTGAACTGATGCCAACTGGTCGGTGTTAAGAAAAGAAATTCCAGGCGCGCCCTTCAAAGATTCCACAGAACTTATAGCTGGGTATTGAGCAGCATTTGTTTGTCTTAGATACTGAGTATCGTCAATTAAGTTGTTCCATTTTGAAATAATAAATTCGCCACCTGATTCTTCATAAACTGCAAAGTTTGAAGCATAAGTAGTAGAGACTATTAAGGGATTAGGAAAAGATTTAAAAGCAGTTTTGACACTTGGAAAAGCTTCTAAAACATTCTTTTTAGATAGATTTACGGCGTTGCCTCTCTTCTTATCCGTTCCAAACCCACTTCTCACTATTAGCCTACTCCATCATTGTAAATTGAAGTAGAACCAGACCAGTTGTTTGGTAGGTTATTTATTTCAATCATAGTAAGACCAGCAATAACAGAAGCGGTCGAAGGAGCAACATCTCCACTGATGTAGATTGAAGCTAGTCTCCATTCACCAGTATAAGACTCACCATTATCTAAAGTAAAATAATGGTTATTCGTTGAAACACCCAATTCACTAAACCCAACTCTAATTGGTGAAGATGAACCTGAATGAACATTAACCACGGTAACAAACTTTGTAATTGTTGGAAAATTGACTTCTGTTACTGAAGAATTGCTGACGCCAATAGAATTGCTAGCATAAGGTATGCCACTTAATTGATATTGACCTACCGAGTTCAGTCCTGGTTTTACAAAGTTAAATTCACTCATTATTTGTCCCTGCCTTTGACATTTACATTATTTAGTTCTTCGTTAAGTTTTTTTATTACTTTTGCTCTACGAAGCTTTTCTTTTCTTCTTTTATCTGATGGTTTCTCATAATAACGGCGATCTCTTACCTCTTGAAGAACACCAGACTCTTTTACCAATCTACTAAACTTTTTAATTAAGGCTTCGATTGGCATATTGCCTTTATTTACCACTTCAACATGAACTGGCTTACTCATTTTAACCTCTCGTTAATAGCTCCCCAGTTTCCGAAACCAGGAATGTTTGAAATATCAACTCCCTTATCTGCTGGATCTGTTCCAGCCATAGGACTTGATGATGGGCCACCTGAAGCTTGAGATTCAGAAAGGGCTTTTGTCCCCTCAAAAGGATCAAAGTCTCCCATTCTCTCAGAAATAGCTCTTCTCATTGCTTTTCTTGTTTCTTCAAGTTTCTCATTTCTTTTTGGATCTTCTTTTACAAATTTAGTAAAGGGCTTATCTTCTTTTTGCTCTTTAATAACTTGTCCTGTCGCCCCTTGGGCTTCTCTGATAATAGAAGATAAAACCCCTTCTTCAAAGATGATTTCCTTTATACATTCTTTGATAAGGGGTTTCAGCACTGATTTTAGTTCTGTTTTTTTCATTACTTCACCAAATCGTTTAGTAGTCTGTTGATCTTGTCTGCTTTTGTAAAGATGTTTGGTTCTTTACCTTCTCTAAGCATGAATGCTCCAGTTGTAGAAGGTTCAGAAACTAAATCAAAGCAGACTAATTGAAAGTCGTCTTGGACAATTGTTTTGCCAGATTCATTGCGAGTAGAGCCTAATCCTCTTGATGAAATTCCTAACTTAACTCCACCTTTGAGAAGACCCATAGCTGTTTTGCCTGCTGGAGTGTCTAGGATTTTAATTTTCCCAATAACATCATCTCCATCCATTCTAATCTCTGTGACTAGATGTGAGGCGTTCTTAAGTTCTACAACGGAACTATCTGGGTGATCTAACTCTCCAACTGCTCTTCCTTCACGAACTAGCTTCTGGTAATTATTTACTTCTCTTTGAAGGATGGGTAGGGGATAGATTCTGCCATTACCATTTGTGGCTCCTGCTCTTTGCATAACACCAGCTAGGTAAATTTCTTCACCTTCCTCAATCTTCTTTCTTTCTGCTTCGGTAAGAAGATCGGAGTCTGTTCTAAATTCTAAGAATTCTGTTAGGACTAGCTTACTCATATTCTTCCATCTCGGCTAAAACTGCGGCTAACTTAAGAGCCTTTTCTGGGTCTTTAGCAGCATCAGCTACTTTTTTCATAGCTATTTTAGCAAAATCATCATCTTGTTCATGAAGATTTCTTACCTCTTCAAGAATGATCTTTGCTAATTCGCCTTTTGTTAGTTGTAACTTATTCATTAATAATCTCCTAAAGCGGGCATCACCCGCCCGATACACTTTCCTCTGCAACAATTAGTTGGAGGTCTAAGCATCCAATGGTTATCTACCCACTGATTAGTTCCTTTTAATGTTAATTCCTTCATCATTAATCACCATGCAAAGAGCGTAGCTCGTTCCTGAACTTATCCAACCGCATAAAAGCAAATTAAATAAATTTATCTCAAAAGTAAATAGTTCTGTAAAAGGGGAAATCAAACAAACCAAGACTCCAACCCAAAATCCAATGCACATTGGACAATGAAAGAAGTGATGAGTTGGTCTTATTTTATTAAAAATTGAACCATAAACCAAGACTTGTGTTAAACCATAACAAGCCAGGATAAACCAAAGCATTTTAAATCCTATAAACTAGTCCGTATGGCTTACCATAGGGGCTTGGAAGAGTTCCCTTTTCAGCTTCCTGTGGAACTTTACCATAAGGCGTTGTTTCATCTTCTGGTGGTTCAACATACATGTCTTCAATTTCGTCAAAGTATTCTTCCATCTTTGAGAAATCGCCACCATGTTTAGTCATGTATTCTTTGGTAAGCAGTAAAAGAACTTGTAAAACATCTAATTCTTTATTGACTGGATAAAAAGCTTCTAACGATCTAAAGACTCCTCCACCTCTTATTGTTCCAACCTGAATGGCTCCTTTATCTTGTAGAAAAGATAAATAAGCATTCTGCATTGGATAAGTATCTCTATTTACATTTGGTTTTGGCAGAGTCAAAATTTTGTTTTTAAATGGAATAAATGTAATGTTAAAGAAAGGATGGTCATAAACAATTACATTATTATCCAAGGTTTTTCTAGCATTTAATTTAACTGTAAAGATTGGACCTTTGATATCGATGATAATGTCTGGTGACTTATTAGGGTCCATTCCGGCAGCTTTAATTTCTTTTTCGCCTACAGTTATTTCAATAGCCATTATTCTTGGATCTCCTTAGCTAATTCTTGTGCTTTAAGAATAAAAACTAAATCTTCTTTAACTAATTCTCTTTTTGTTCTAAAGCCTTCAAGTAGCCCATAAACCTTGCCGATGTTTTCTTTCATTTGTTTATCGGATTGGATTTCTTGAATGCCAATGTTTTCTTTGATTACTTCTTTTAGTCTTTCTAATTCTTCATTCACGAACATTTTTAGTTCTGTGTCGTCTGAATCAAGGCTTCCCATGTAAAGAGAGATAAGTGTTTTTTGTTCTGACATTAAAGAACCAAAGGTGTTATTAAACTTTTTAATAAAGGTTTTAACAACTATTTCATCAACAGGCTCTTCCTCTTGGATCTTTTCTTCTGGTTTGACCATTTCTTGGATTAGCTTTCTTTCTAAAAGAACTCTATCCTTTACTCCGATAGTGTCATCATGAAACATCTGAAAAGCTGAAGCTAATGACTTGTAATTTGAAACATAGTTTTGAAAAACTGTTGGGCTAACTTCATGATTGATTTTATGAATAGCGGCAGTTTGCTCGTCGTAAAGAGCCTTCTTATCGAAAGTAGAAAAAACTCTATGGACTTCTGCAATGATCTTTTCTGCTGTTAGATAATCCACTTCTCTTGTTTCTGTAAGAGCTTTATAAAGTCTTAGTTGTTTATAAAGAAGACTTTCCTTATTGAAAACTTCTTTCATAACAGATTTAATTTTATTTATTTTCTTTTCATCTTTGTGAAGTTTAGCTTTTGCGAATTCCCTCGTAAGAGCTTCAAAAATAAAAGCTGGGTTTCTCTTCTTATTATGCTTAAAGTTCATCATTCTTCTCCAGTCCATCGACTATCTTATTTGCCCTTTCAGTCAATGATTCTAACTGGGCTACCAAGTTATTATAAATAGTTTCTTTGTTCTCAACTAATCCACGGCCCAATTGCCCTATGTCTTTTGATTTGCCTGCTTGGCTAAGAGCATTTTTTAAATGCCCTGCTGATTTACGGCCATCTTTAAAAGAAGGAACTGGTTTATAACGCTTGCCTTTGCCTTTACCCAAATAGATTTCTGAGCCGTCTTCAAAGGTCATTTTAACCGGCCCTCTGTCGTCTCTCTTGGCTGCTCCCGGTTCTACTAGAAGCGGAGTCTTCTCTTCTTCGCCCGCTGGAGCCTCTGGGGCTGGCTCTGGTGCGAGTTCTTCTCCTTCGCCACCTAGTTCCCCACCAAGACCTTCTTCGCCGCCTAGAGCGGCTTCTGTGCCTTCCTCGCCTAATGCCCCACCCATGCCTTCTGCTGCGCCGCCATCTGATGGCGAACCTTCAAAGGCTGGCTCTTCAGCAGCGGCTTCAAGTTGTTTGTCCATCTTCTTATCAAAGAATCTTTCTCTTTGATTTCTGAGGAATTCTTCGTTATCCATTCCAAAGATGTTTTCAGCAATCCAACGGCGACTAAACATTGTGTCTTGGGCCGAACCAGCAACATCAAATTTCTGTTTAATAAACTCAAGTTCTTGAATTTGAGCTAGCTTGCTTGGGTTGTTTAGAACTAGATCAAACGAAATAATGTCTTCGCCTCTGTAACCTAGAGTATAAAGATGAATAATACCAATTTTTTCTAATTCTGCAATAACAGATCTTTGTAGTCTTTGAATTGTTCTAGCAAAACGAATGTCTTTTTGAGCTAGAGTTGTCTTCTCTTCAGGCATTTGATCTAGCTGTGATAGATAAGACTTTGGAATCTTAATAGCTGAGAATAATTTATCTCTTAAGTAATTGACATCTTCAATTGCCGCAGCATTTTGACCACCAGCAAGAGTTTCAATTGTGGTAGCAGACCCGTTTCTAACTGGCAGATAGTAATCTTCTTCTACCGACATTGGGTTGTAGCGAAGATCCATGTTACCAGTTTGAGCATCAACAAGGGTGTGTCTCTTCATGTTGGTAATGGTCTTCTGCATAAATTGCTCGACATCCTCTGGGGGGATGCCACCAACATCAATCTTAAAGACTCTTCTTTCTGGGGCTCTTACGATTCTGTAAGCCATCATCGCATCTTCCATTAGAGTCAGTTGTCTCCAAATTCGACGGGCTGATTCTAAAACTGAAGTTCCATAAGGGGCGTACTTGTCATTTCCTAAAATGCGGAAGTGAGCCATCTGCCAGTTTTCAAAAGTTAAACCACCGCTATTCCATTGAAATTGAACATAATTTGGATTAGACTTATCTTCGCCCTCCAATCTTTCAATTTCTCTCATTGGAAGACCAATAACAGAAGTGATTCCCATTTTATCATCAATGTCTAAGTAAAGAAAGTAATCTCCATACTTACACATGTTGCGGCACCAACTGAACAGATTAGATTCAATATTGAGAACATTATAATAAAGCTCTGTTAGAATTGACTTGATTTCTTCATTGTGACAGTCAATCTTTAAAAGCGGAGTTAGAATGCTGTGAGTGGTCATTTCATCAGCATAAATGTCCATAGCAGATGCCAATTCAGGCATATATTCCATTTGATC